TGGTTGTATAGAAACTGGCAAGAAGCACCTAAGATAATTAAATACTATTTGTCGGTTGCAGTAATTGTACTAATGTTTATTACTTCGATGGGTATCTTTGGATACCTATCAAAAGCTCACTTGGAAACTCAAGCACTAATGACATCTGATGTTAGTGCTGAATTACAAACGCTAAACGACACAATTGAATCTAAAACAAACACAAAAGTTCTTGTTGAAAAACAAATAGAAAACATTGATAATACTTTAGTTAAGTATATTGAACTTGGTTCTGTAACAAAGGGTCTACAAGAGAAAAGAAAATTAGATGGTGAACGTAAAGAACTCGAACAAGAACGAAAGACTGTTGAGCAAGAACTTGTAGAGTTAAAATCAAAGAAGAACAAGTTACAATCAGAAGTCAATAAGATTGAAGTTGAAGTTGGACCGTTAAAATATATTGCGGAGTTAGTTTATGGATCTGATGCCGAAAGCCATTTTGATAACGCTGTGCGCATGGTTATTATACTTCTTATACTGGTCTTTGACCCATTTGCTGTCATTCTTCTAATAGCAGCTAATTTTAACTTTGTTAACAGAGACAAAAAAGTTCAGCAAGAAAAACGTATTCAAGAGTTGAGAAAACTTGGGAAACGTGGTATAGTAGTCAATAAGAAAGAGATACTAAAGTTATAATATTTTTATATATGGAGTTATACTATGTCTGATCTTACACAAGTTGATGTTCTTGCTAATTTGGTTGTCAATAAAGGTATCATATCATATGATGATGTAATGGCTGCCTTTAGGAAAAATGACCCAAGTTGTGTTGTAGACGAGAGTCTTGTTCATGCTAGAGTGGTTGCTGCAAATGAAAAAATGAGAAAGCTCAACCAGGTTGGTTCTCCATTAGGTTCATTTGAGTATAGAACTGAATTTGGTATCAAGCGATTTGTGTCAACTGTTGACGTCTGCAAGTCCTTTAGAGTTCTTCCTGTTACAAGAACACGAAGAACAAAAGGTCGTAAAATTCGAAAGAAGGTAAGGGGATAATATGTCAAAGTTTCTTCGTAATCTAGTTGAGGAGTTTAAAGATGAGGATACATCAATCGCTGAGGACGGTGCTGGTAGTGCTGAGTTCACAGGGAGCATTGATAGTGGTTCTTACTCTCTCAATGCTGCTCTTAGTGGGTCAATTTTTGGCGGCGTTCCTAATAACAAGATAACTGCTTTTGCTGGTGAGAGTGCTACTGGTAAGACATTCTTTGTTCTTGGTATTGTAAAGAGCTTTCTGGATAGTAATCCTGATGCTGGTGTCATCTATTATGACACTGAGGCTGCTGTTACTCGTGATATGATGAAGTCTCGTGGTATTGATACAAAGCGAGTAATCATAGCCGAGCCTGATACTATTCAGAAGTTTAGAGAGCATGGTCTAAAGTTCTTGGAAGCATATGGTAAGACAGATGAAGCTGACCGTCCTCCAATGATGATGGTTCTAGATTCTTTGGGTATGCTATCTACTTCTAAGGAAATGGCTGATTCACTTGAAGGTAAGGACACTAGAGACATGACTAAGAGTCAGGTCATCAAGGCTGCATTCAGAGTCTTGACATTGAAGTGTGCAAAGTATAAGGTACCAATGTTAGTTACTAACCATGTCTATGCTATGGTTGGATCTTATGTTCCAATGAACGAGATCTCTGGTGGTACTGGTTTGAAGTATGCTGCTTCTACTATTGCTATGCTGTCAAAAAGAAAGGAAAAGGTTGACAACGAAGTAATTGGTAATATCATTAAGGTCAAGATGTATAAGTCTAGACTCTCTAAAGAGAATGCCCAGGTCGAATGCCTACTGACCTATGATAAGGGCCTCGATCGTTATTATGGTTTGCTAGACCTGGCTGAGAAATATGGTATCTTCAAGAAAGTATCTACTCGCTACGAGATGCCAGATGGGTCAAAGGTCTTTGGTAAGAACATTCTTGAAGACCCTGAAAAGTACTATACAGAAGAAGTACTAAAGGCTATTGATGAGGCTGCAAAGAAGGAGTTTAGTTATGGAGCATCCGGACCCGAAGAGTCACTTGAAGTGGAGTCTACTGAAGAGTAGTCTTCGTATCCTAGCTGGTGCTGTTCTTATTGGGCAGTATGTTATTGTAGCTGGGGTCTTGTTGATTGTTGCTGAAATTTTAGGTATTGTAGAAGAAGTCGTATGATAGAAAATTATATTATCTCTACATTGGTTCAGGAAAGTGAGTTTGCAAGAAAGACTCTACCATTCCTAAAAAAGGATTACTTCTCTGATGATGGTCAGAAAGTTATCTTTGAACTTATAAAACAGTTTGTAGAGAAATATAATAAGGTTCCTAATAAGGCCGTCCTTAGTGTCGATCTTGATGAGTTGAAGGGCTTGAACCAGACCACCTATGATCAAGCTAAAGAGTGTATCAAACAAATAGGAACGAATCCAGTAGTCGATGAACAATGGCTACTAGACAACACGGAAAGGTTTTGTCAAGATAAGGCAATCTATAATGCCATCATGGATTCGATTAAGATCATGGATAACCAAAAGGAGCAGCAAAGTAGAGGTGCAATACCAAAACTACTTTCGGATGCTCTAGCTGTCTCGTTTGACCAACATATTGGCCATGACTTCCTAGAGGACTCTGCAACTCGTTTTGAGAACTACCATAAGAAGGAGAAAAGGATTCCCTTCGATTTGGAGTATCTTAACAAGATTACTAAGGGCGGCCTTCCTCGTAAGACTCTAAACATTATCCTAGCTGGTACTGGTGTTGGTAAGTCATTAGCAATGTGCCATATGGCTGCACACAACTTATCGTCTGGCCAGAATGTTCTATACATTACAATGGAAATGGCTGAAGAGAAGATTGCTGAAAGAATTGATGCCAACCTTCTAGATGTTACATTAGATGAGCTTGCTGTCCTCACTAAAGATGCCTATAATAAAAAGATTGAAAGGTTTAAGAATAAGACAACTGGTAAGCTAATCATTAAAGAGTATCCTACTGCATCTGCTGGTAGTGCTAATTTTAGACATTTGATTAATGAACTAAGGTTGAAGAGAAACTTCAAGCCTGATATCATCTATATCGACTATTTGAATATTTGTAGTTCTTCTAGATTGAAGGCTAGTGCCAACGTTAACTCTTATACCTATGTTAAGGCTATTGCTGAAGAGTTAAGAGGCCTTGGAGTGGAGTTTGATGTTCCTATTGTCTCTGCTACTCAGACAAATAGAACTGGCTTCACTAATACTGATGTTGGACTAGAAGATACTTCTGAATCCTTTGGCCTTCCTGCTACAGCTGATATTATGATTGCTCTCATTACAACTGAGGAGTTGGATAAGCTCAATCAGATTATGATTAAGCAGTTGAAGAATCGTTATAGTGATCCAACTAAGTTTAAGAGATTTGTTGTTGGAGTTGATAAGGGTAAGATGAAACTTTATGATGTTGAAATGGGTGCTCAGAGCAACATCATGGATGCTCCTGGTTCTAGTTATAGTACGGAATTCGAGCCATCTGCTTCCGCAAAGTTTGGTAAGTTCGACTTTAGCCACTAAAATCAACAAGTTAGATGTCCTTATAAATCAAGGGGTTATAACTCATTGATTCTATGTGTTGTCTTTCCTACGGATTCATGTATAGTGGACGTATATGTTGAACACTAAGCTTAACGAGAAGTCTGCCCTTGCAAGGCTTCTAGCAACCGAGAATCTTTCGGTCCAGTACTCAACAAAGTACCCTACGGCATCCTTCGATCTGAAGAGCCGAACGATTCATATTCCGTTGATTGCTAATCTTGACGAAGACCTTCTTGACCTCTTCGAAGGCCATGAGGTTGGTCATGCTCGTGAGACTCCTGCCGAGGGGTTTCATTCTGCAATTGAGCAAGATGGTCAGATTGACCACGTCTTAAAGACCTACCTCAATGTCGTTGAAGACATCCGCATTGAGCGTAAGATCAAGAACGAGTATCCAGGTCTTCGCAGATCATTTGCGAACGCCTATAAGAAACTCGTTGACCTTAATTTCTTTGGCGAAAACCTCCAGGACCGTATCAACGATCTTGACTTTATAGATCGTTTGAACGTCGAAGCGAAGGTTGGTGCCCACGTCCTTATTGACTTTACCGACGATGAGAAGGCGCTTATCGAGGAAGCCTACTCACTCGAAACTTGGGATGAGGTTGTTGCGTTCGCCAAGAAGTTGATGGGCGAGCAGGCCAAGAAGAATAAGGAGAAAAAGGAGCAGCAGGGCCAGAGTCAGGCTGCGCAGAAGAAAGATGCAGCTAAGGATGGCATGAAGAATCCCTCACCTGAGAAGAACGAAGGCGAGAGCAAGGATCAGATGGATGGTCCTAGCGATGGCGAAGACGAGGAAGGTAATTCATCTGATTCTGATCAAGATGACAATAGTGAGGATACATCATCTGTTGCACCCTCTCAGACTGACCAGTCGTTCCGTAAGAGCGAGCAGGAGATGTTCGCGAAAGCAAAGAAGCAGGATGACATCTATAGCAACAAGCCAGCCTCGATTACGGTTGGTAAGTATAATCTTAACGAGTATGTAGTCCAGGCTAAGGATCTTGTCCATCCTATCGATGCTGGCATCCGTGCTATGTTCAGCATCTACATGAACAATCCAAATAACCGTGGTCCGTTTGGCTTTAGCTCATACGATGAACTGCTGACGATGCTGCATAGCGAGTACCGTACCGACAATAACGCATATATCAATTTCCTTGTTAAAGAGTTTGAGATGCGTAAGAATGCTCGTATGTTGAACCGTGGTAAGATTGCTAAGACTGGTAAGATCGATGTTGCCCGTCTGCATAAGTAC